CTATTTGCGGTTGTTATCAATTATACTTACTATATCATTATCAGCCATACCATTGTCAACGGCATAACGATAATTACAGTCACAAAGTCCCTCATCATCCTCTTGTAGCTTCTTGGGTGTAGCAAGATACTTTCCAGTAAAGCGTAAAATTTCTTTTCTCCGTTTGTTCGTCAACAATGCATATGCTATTTGTTGCGAGCAATCATCTAAAGTACAATATAATGAAATAATGTTCTCATCAACAGCGCGGGGCTTAGTGCCAAATATATAGTTTGCATCAATATTGAACATATGACACAGCGGCACTATATATTTTATGGGAATAGGCTTTATGCCCTCTTCCCAAGCATAATAAGTTGCTGCACTAACGCCAAGGCTTGATGATGCCGCTTTAACGCTTGTCTTGCTTGATTTGCGTATTTTCCTCAGTCTGTTAAGTATTCCTTTCATTTTTTCTTTCCTCCTTTTTTACTTAACAACCGCAAATATTCAATTTTTTACAATTATACTACAAATAAAAAAAGATTGCAACATAATTCACAAATGCTGTGAAAGGAAGTGAAAAAAACGAACAGTAAGCAAAGAGAGGAAGTGCTGAAAATGATTGAAAACTTGACACACGAACAAAAAATTCAATTCCTCGAATACATTAGCAAGCAAGAATAAAGGCGGGATTTTTTCCCGCCTTTAAGTTTTTATTGTGCCGCTATGATTGCGCCCATATCGTAATTAACTGCCGCAAGGTCAATCAATTTTCGTTCCGCTGTGCGCAATTCGCCCGCCACTTCATAAATGAGGTTGCAAACGCTGTTAGCTGCCGAAATTTCACCTATAGTTATCAATTCACTATACGATTTTTCGTACAACTCTTTTGTTTGCTTCTCCCAATCGCGCCACTTCTCGAATCCGTCCTTGACCGCTCGTTGTTTCGTTGCCGTGTCAACATCCTGTTTAACATGATTTCGCCAACTGTCGGGTATAACGGAAATTTTATCAATGGAATATTCGGGCAAGAGCTTGTTATAATCGCACACATAATCACTCACCCACCCGCCGTGCGTGGTAAACTCGTGGCAAGCGTGAAGTTTGTGCAGCTTCTCATATTCTCCGAGATTGAGAAACGCGAAGTATTCGGCCATTTGGCTGTGGAACATCACGCCTTCTATCATATGCGCGTTTATCTTTGCGAATATATCAGCAACAGTCACAATGTCACTCCTTAATAACCTTAACGGTCATATTGTTAATAACGGCATCCGCGCCTGTTAATACAACAGATAATGACGATGTTTCGCAATCGCTGAAATTGCGGATAGTGCCAATTAAGCTGATATTCACGGATGTATTGGCGGCGGCAACCGTTGCGCTTCCTGTTGCGCCGATGATATCTACGCCGTCATTTTTAGCCGTTACAGTTATTGTGCCTGCGGCGGCGGGCGTTGCTGTGACCGACACAAGCACCGTATAATAGCCTTTCCCTGTGTTGGCAATAGTGTTGCCGTCCTGTCTGCAATTGCAGCCGAAACGGCGCACAGTAGTGCCTAACGGTATAATGTTACCCGCAGTTACAGTCTGTGCAAGGCTGTTGACGGTTGTTATCATTGATTTACTCATTGTTTACTCCTTTCAAAAAAACAGAGGGCGCGAAAACGCCCTCTTTATTGCCTCGCCGTAAAAGGGCGTTAGATATTGCCGCAAGTATTGCAAGCACAGAACGGTGAAGCTCCGGCATTGTAAGTATAACCATTAGGATAGCGTACTACGCCATACATACGGTTATCCATTTCAAGGCTTGCAACCTTATCTCGCAAAGCTTGCATTTCATTTGTTTGTATCAACGCTCTTGTTGCTTCACCTTCTGCGTGAATTGCATTAGTAATATCACAAGTGCGCTGATTAAGCTGTGCAGACATATTAGCGGTAGCAAGTCTGTTTTCGCAGCAGCACTCTGAAATCTGCGTTGCAAGGTTTCTTCCCTCGTTAAGTATTGAATTGTTGAGGGAATAAGTGCTGTCGCAAATGCCATTTTCAATAGCCGTCAAACGGTCATTGAGCTGGCCGAAATGCTGTCCGAACAGTATTTCCTGTTGACTTGCAGATGTGGCATAATCGCCGTAATTTTTCCCGTTATTATTCCAGCCAAAGCCCATAAACAAAAACAGTAAAATTACCCACCAAGCACCTCCGCCAAAGTCATTATCGTGCTCTGTTGCAGCTCTAACATCGGCTAACGAATAGTTAGAATCCATAAAATCTCCTTTCATTTGTTTTATTAAATAATTTGTGCGCACAAACTTATTTCAATATTTCTTGTAGTGATATTGCTTGCTCTTTTAATTCTTCAAACTGTTCTTGTGTCATTTGTCCGCTTGCGAGAAGTTGCTCAACAATTGCTTTAGGGTCTCCCGTCAGCGAACTTTTAAATTTGTTAAACTCCCTTATCATTGCAGCAGGGTTAATCTGATTTTGCCTTTGTGTTCTTTTTGTTAATTGTTGCAGTATCGGATTGAGCATTGATTATTTCCTCCAGTCTTGTTACTCGTTCGTTTAATGATTTTGCTTCTGTCTCTGCTTCTGTCTTATACGGAGTAATCGAATAAGGCAAAACGGTTTTATATCCTGCGCCGTCCGTTTCGGCAAGCCAAACAATGGGCGCGGTTGTGTCAAGCATTAGCACGCTACTGTTCGGGGCTAATTGGTATGCTTCCGCACCATTCTTGCCGTTTACACGCACAACCTCTGTGCGCTGTTGGGCTTGCATTTGGTTAAGCCGTTGCATATAAGGATTGTTGTATTGGTAAGGGTTATTGTATGGGTCGTACATCATATCAACCGCTCCTTTCAGCTTTAATATATAAAAAAAGAAGCGATACAAAGTATCAACTCTGTATCGCTTCACGAATGATTTTGTTTATTAAATTCGTTTTGATTTTGTAAAACCGATTGCGGTTAATGCTTAATTCAAACATTATGCCGTCGTCGGTCATATCATTTCGGGCTAAGTGGTTTATAATGATTTTTTCATCCTCGGTAAAGCCTATCTTTTTATCGAGGGTTGCAATATCTCTTTGCGAGAGAAAAGACAAATCAAGCATTGCAAAGCTCCTTTATGTTCTTTTCTCTGTTCTTCACGCATTATTTTTCAATGAAATTCGCACTAAGTGACTGCCATAGCCATTCGCCTGTGTATATATCACGCATAAGCATAGGTGACGAGCGGTCGCCTACATACATTGTGGAGGTCCGGGCTTTGCCGTCCTCCGCGTCAAAATATTTGGCGGTGAAAAACTCGTCTTTAATCGCGTTGAGAATAAATGACAAGTCGGAAGTAGACAGAATGCCCCACTGGATTGTAAGTTTGCGTTTCCTTGCCACTCGGTCGCGGGTCATATCGCCGTTTGCATTTCTACCTGTGCCCTCGTCATCGTCCAAGTCTTGTAATCCCCAAGTGATAGCTTTAGGGTCGGGCAATGCTTGACCGTTTACAAGCAGTATTCCGCTTCTTTTAACGCGCACTTTTAAGCTCCTTTCGGCTCTCAGGCGCTCAAAATTATTGTTGATTTTTACATTTATTTGTGATAATGTTAAATAAAAAAGAAATATGGAGGTTTAAAAAATGAAAGTATGCCCTCGTTGTAATGCACAAAACAGCGACAATGCGACAAATTGCACAAATTGCGGATTTAATTTTATGCAAAATCCACAATATCAGCCGATGATACCGCAACAGCCTACACCTCAAGCGCAGATAAACCCACAAGCCGCATATTATTACGGTATGATGGAACAGAAAAAGCAGGCGCGTAAAACCCGTTGGATTATTTTCGGCGTTATCGTGGGCATATTATTCTTTATTTTTGTTATCGGTGCGGCGAGCTCATCCGACAGCGAAAACACAAGCAACAACAACGCAACCGCCAACGGCACCATCGGTTCAGGCGAAACAACAACGCAAAAAAACAACGCGGGTTCATACAATGTTGAATTAAAAAACGCAAAGCTTGCAACAGATGTAAGCGATGATAAAATCGTTGTTGTTACTTACTCGTTTACGAACAATAGCGATAGTGCGGTTGCATTCAATACGGTTATTGATGACAAAGCGTTCCAAGATGGCGTTGAATTAGGCGTTGTGTGGACAAGTTACGGCGTTGATGGATTGGATTATCAAACAGGGCGCAGGGAAATCAAGCCCGGCGTTACATTCGATGTAACTTGTGCGTATGAATTAAACAATGACAGCTCCGATGTTGAAATCGAGTTGTACAGATACTATAAAGACAACCCGTTTTATCGTTACACATTAACAATTAAATAGCAGAAGCAAAGCAAGGATTTATTCCTTGCTTTTTTCTATTTTGTCAATGCGCGCTCTCAGTTCGTCTATTTCGGCTTTTTGCTCTTGTATAAGCTTCAGCATAGCGGGAAGCACTATGCGCTCTCTCCAGCTTTCAGGTGAGCCGTCTTCGTTGTATTGGCAAGCATTGGGATAATACTTGTCTACATCTTCGGCTATAAGTCCGACTTGCATACCCTCAACAAGCTGTTTATCTTTATGCTCATCTTTGTATTGATACTGTTTAACGGGCAAGTCATAAAGCTTGTGCGGGTCTAAGTCCTCGCTAAATTCGGTGCTTATATCCTTTTTGTAGCGTGCAGACGATGTGCTACATTGAAGTCTTCCATCACCATCAACATACACAGGTGCTAATCCGGAATCACTTGAACGCCAATTGATATATGTATCTCCACGCAAATGGCTGTCATCGTTTAGGTCAAGTGTTCCGTTTACATCAAGCTTTCCTTCTACATACATGCCACCGTCACAAGAAAACAAAATAGACTTGCCATCTGGAACTGAAATAGCTAAATCACGGTCAACAGACATTGTAGACCTTAGTGTACTGCTTGAACCATCACTCCATGTGTTCGTGCTAAATGTGAATATTGAACGGTTCTTTTTGCCATCATGTGCCACAAGATAAACTACGCCACCCTCAATATATGTTCTGTAATTTTTATCATAGTAGCCATAACCGATAACAAGTGCCCCGTCTTGATATGGCGCAAGAATTAAATTTCCGCTTGCATCGTAAATGTTAGAATCGTTGCTTGAAAGATAAATACCATTATAGCAATGTTGTTCTCCATTAGAAGTAACCCACCATCTGCCGTGGTATCCGTCACTCTCTTTTTGCTGCACAGAAAATGCCCAGCTCTTATCACCAATCACTGCGGATTGCACATAAGTACGATAATTGCCGTTATCTGCCCATAAGGCTTCTGAATCGATGTTAAAGCCGCCTATTGTGCCGGTGTAAGACAATATCCCGTCAGCAAATATTTTACCGTCTTTGGTGAGAGCTGTTGCATATGTTTTGCCGCCATTGGGTGTATAACCTAAAGCGCCATTGTTCCATACCCACATTGCAACATTGGTACTTCCGTTGGCAGTAACAACCTTGCCTTCGGCATTATCCCATTTAAGCTCAATATCAGCATCGGGGATAGCTATTGCGCGCATTTTGTTTTGGGCATCATAAACGAATTTAACATAGCCGCCATTTACACCTGTGAACATAGAAACAATGTTTTGGTATTTTTCGTTAAAATCTGAAAATACTTGTGTTAAAGTTTTCGTGCTCGGAGTGCTTATGAATGTTGCCTTGCCGTCTGTTGTAATGTTGCCGTCAATAGTGGTGCTCATTCCGCCTTTAAAGCTTATTGTCTGTGAGCAAATAAGAACTGGCAATAATGTGTTGTCTTTGTCTTTGACATAGACTATATCGCCGCTTTCATATGCTATATTTCCTCGGTTTTTTAGCGTTGCAGGTGTAAGCTTTATATCGGAATATAGATTTAATATATTTTGTGCATCTGTCTTGTCGATATATGGATTTGTAAAGTTAAATCCAAACTCACCGCTTCCAACAGTTATGGCCCCACCGTTTCCGTTGGAATCTTTTTCCGTGCCTGTTGTTAAATAATCAACTGAAAGTGGGTTTTGCTTTTCTTTTTGAAATCCGTTTTGAAAATATTGTCCCAAGCCTATGGTGTAGTTTGTATCGGTGTATGGTGCAATAACAAGCTCATCATTGGCATTTATTTTAGCGTTGCCGCCAAGCAAGCCTGCCATATAACCAACCATAGCACGGGGCGAAACATTGAAAAATCCGGGGTTTGGTAACAATTTATCAGTATTTACAAGCACCATGCTCTCATAATATTTAGTTATTATCTTATAGGTGTTTGCTTTGCTCTTTTCGGCATCATTTCCTTTTAGAGAAAAGCCTAAATATGTTTCATATGGCAAACTCGGCACTAATAATGTGCAAGTTATATATTCCTCGCCTGTATTTATATCAACAAACTGTGACAGCTGAAAGCCGCTGTATTCGTTGTAAGTCAACAAGTTTGTCCCAAGCGCACCTCTAAAGAGGCATACTTGCAGCGGGTCATTATAACCGTCACTTGAAAACATTCGCCATTCGACCTCTTTGGTATAAGGCGGAATGCGCACAAGGTTGTTTTTTCCAATGCCGTAAAACAAGTCCGCTTGCACTTCATCACCGTTGCTGTTATAGCTCACGGCTTCTGCTTTGCAGTCTTCAGTTATAGTCAATGTTTCGGGCTTTGTTTTTACATTTGCAACTATGCCCGCTTGCTCTGCAATATCTAATATTACACTTGTAGCCCTTACTTTGTCTGCGCCTAACTTGCAAGTATAAGTGTTTCCAAGTGCATTTAGCTTGAGCATTGCATCATATGCTTTAATTGTTACTGATTTATAATTGTTTGTAGTAGAAACGCTGTCAACATAATATACGCCTATGGGCGTATACTCTGTGTTGCCGTCAACAACTATGCCAAATTCAAGCTTGATTTTGGCATTTTCAAGCCCAACGAAATTATCAGGCACATACATTTCCATTTGCAGCTCGTTACTGCAAGTGTTGCCAAGTGATAATGTGCTTGTTGAGCACATTGTATCTGTAATTTCAGCTGATATAATGTGCTCTCCGTCCACAACATACTTGTCATTGAATGTAGCCTTGATTTTTATTTGGCGGCTGTCTCCGTCAAAGGCGCTTTTTACTTTTGGGTTTAATATTTTCATATTTTATGCTCCTACAAGCAAGGGACTTGTGCCTGTTCTTTTCACTTCGGAATTATGCTGAGAAACAACATTCTCATACACAACCTTGCCGTCAAGCGTTACACGGTTATTAACGGTTATAGGCTGTTCGTGTCTCACACTCATAACCTCGGACATAACCCTATATACGGCGGCGGCAACGCCCGATGAAACGCCCTCGACAATTTGGTCGTTGTTTGCAACAGCTGTACGGTTGCCCATTCGTCCTACCATTTCGGGTATGCCGTTTTCTCGCGCGACGAACATTTCACCGCTTTGTGGGTATCCGCCTGTCGCGTAATAGGATAACTCGGGAACTTTAATTTTTCTCCCGCCCGAAACCTCTTGAAGCTTCGTGCCGACTTTGACATTGAAAAGCGATTTGCCGCTGAAAAAGCTTTTGATACTTGATGTAAGCGATTCAAAGTTAGGCTTAACTTTAGCCCATAAATCGCCTATGCCGTCTTTAAAGCTTGTGCTTACGCTTTCGCCCGCGGATTTTACTTTTCTATGGTCTTTGGAAGCTTGTTCGCTCAGCCCATTTGTTAAGCTTGCAGTCATATCTTTGCCTGCGTCCTTAAAGTCCTTTGATTCCCCAGATTCGTCTGTATTAGAACCTTTCTTGATGTATTCAAGTAATTTGTTTCCGAGCACACTTGCTTGACCTAACGGGCCGCCGGTTATATAAAGAAGCCCATATATAACGCCTTTGGCGATGCTTTTGCCTAACCCTGCGGGTGAGTTTTCATCGTCTCCGTCATAAATCCAGTCGATAAGTTTAGCTACTTCGTCACCGAACCAATTGGATATGCCCTCATAAAGAGAGGACAGGGACTTAAATACGAACGCATTAAAACTGACAAGTAATTTCCCGACAGAGATTGCGATATCTCCTATATCAAGTCCTTCAAGAAAGTCTTTAATGCCATCGGAAACGGTTTTACTTTCGTCATCATCACTTGTTAAGCCTTGAAACAGCCCCGCAAGAAAATCACACAAGCCAGTAATGATGTTATTTACAAATTTGCCGACTTCACCCCACTTGATATTTTTAAATGTGTTGAGTAAGAAATCGCCGAGTTTTTGCCCCAGTGTGTCAAATTTAAATTCATCAAGGGCGGCATTAAGCCCACTCAAAGCGGTATTAAATCCATTGGCGAGGTTTTGCCCCATTTTTCCCCACTTTAAGCGGTTAATAAAGCCGTTTACGCCGTCTACCACGCCGCGTATTTTGGTGTTGATTTTGTTTTGAGTTTCTGCCCAATCGATATTATTAACCTTGTCGATTTGTTCGTTTAATTTGTCGGCTAAGGTTTCACCAACGCCCGTGAAATCAGCTTTTTTCCAAGCTTCTTTGAGCTTGTCTGCAAAGCTTGAAACACTTTTGTTAATTTCCCATTCATCAAAATCGCCTGTCGGAACATCATAGCCCGATGATGAGCTTGAACTGCTCGAACTTGTTTTTTGATTTATAATGTTAAGCTCGTCAAAGCTTGTGATAGTCTTTTTTAATTGCTCAACGCTGTCATTTGCTTTGTTTGCGGACGATGAAGTCTTATCAAGGCTTGCTGCATAGTCAACTTGCGTTTTCTTTGCAACGGTAAATGTTTTCTGCCCCAACATTCGGGCAAAAAACATACCTACTTTATTTGCGAGGTTATAAAACTTCTCACTTAACGCATCAGCAATAGGGGCTAATGCATTAAGCACTGGGGCAAGAGTGGTGGCAACAATGTTTTTTACCCACAACATATTAGTAGCGAGAATAGACATTGTTTTATTGAAGCGTTCGCTTCCTTTAGCCATATTCTGTATGCCCTCGGTCAAGAATGTGCCAAGAGATGAAAATAGCCTAAACAACCCGCCGTAAACAATGACAGATTTAAACGCTTCTCTGAGATATTGCCCGAATGAGCGGGTGCCTCTTTTGCTTTGCTTAATGTGCGAATTAAGCTTCTTAAACGCGTTGACAAGCTTTGTGCCTATTGAGTTAGAGCCGTCTTTGCCCGTCTTTTTTATGTTTCGGTCAAAGTCTTTAACCTCATTCTTTGCACCTTTAGCTTTTGACTTCACACCCGACAAAGAATTTTTAAGCTTGTTTGCGGCGTGATATTTGGAAAATGCGGCCCCGACTTCCTGCCCGAAAGTCTTAATGCTGTTACCCGTCTCTTTTGCTTTGTTCTTTATATCGGAAAAAGAACTTTTAAGCTTGTTGACAATAGGAAGTTTCGCCGCCGTACTGCTCAAATCCTGCGCAAACGATTTAACGCCGTTTCCCGTCTCCTGTGCCTTTGCTTTGAGACTTGAAAACGCGTCTTTGAATTTAGTCACAACGGGAAGTTTTGAAGCTGTGCTTCCTAAATCTCTTACAAAACCTTTAACGCTACTGCTCGTTTCCTGCGCTTTTGTCTTTAGCCCTGCAAAGCTGTCTTGAAGTTTGTTGACTACCGGGAGCTTTGAAGCAGCAGCGTTCAAATCTTTGACCAAATCCTTAAATCCGTAATCGGCACTCGCCGCATCAAGGTTTTTGTTTGGTGCTGTACTTCTGCGAGGTGGGAATTTCTCCTCAGTGTTTTCTCCTTTTTTCGGTGTTGTGCCCTTCACATTCTTACTTTCACGCACAAGCCTTTGTGTGGCACTCGCCGCGCTTTCTGCGTTTTTCGCAAGCGTTGCCATAGCGTTTGCAACTTCCATAACGCCGTCAGGCAATGCATCAAACTTTGAAAAGGTATCATAAAGCGTGCGCATACCCTCTGCAGCTTTGTCGAAGTTTACATTTGATAACTTGCGCAGATTGCGGGAAAGGCTGTCTATTTGGGAGGTCTTTTCCTCGTCAAGCAACGAAACGGCGTGTGACACCGCGTTTATCGCCTTTGATTGATTGCCAAGGTCGAGCTGTGATAACTTCTTGAAACTACGGGTAAACTTGTCAATTTGTGTGCTTTTTCTGTCCGTTACAGGTTGAGTAAGCGCGCGGATATCGCGGGTAAGAGAACTTAAACCCGATAAATCCGAAACGGCGTTTTTTAAGCTTCTCAGCGAGCGAGCGAACTTATCAATTTTGGCTTCCGCATTTTGACTTTCCGCGCTTATTTCAATCGATAATTCATCTATCGGCGTATTTGCCATTCTTTTCACCTCCGTAACGGGCGTGCATTATTTTTGACAAACTGCACATCCAATTGTACATTTTCTGCTGCGCTTTGGCTTTTTCGGCTTCCTTGTTTTCTTCCTCAGCCGGCTTGTAATCCATATACTTAATGCCTGCTTTTTGCGCCGCCTTGCCGTCTAATGCGTAACATACGGCGCTGTAAACCGCGCTTTCAATACATGCGCCTTGTTGCCAAGCAAGAAAACGCTCGGTTTCCATGTTCCGCTTTTGCGTTATTTCAAAAGCTTTAAGGTATTGCCGCGCCAACATCGGCGGTTCGTGCCAATATTCGTTACGCGGCATTCCGATACTCATATAAAACGGTTCTTCATGTAGGAATAATTCTTTGTATGAATTGTAGTGAACAGCGTTTATTCCACTGCCCACTGAACCTCGTTTTTTTCGTCTGCCTCTTCATCGTTCATAAAGGCGTCGCCTATTGCTGAAAATTCGCTCATAATAGCCTTTACAAGCCCGCTTTTATTTCCGCAAGCCTCAACTACCGCATAGCGTTCATTCTTCGTTAATTCGGGGTGGTGCGCCTCAAATACGGTTGTTTCAAGTAGACATATAGTTTTAAGCGGCATATGGTCAAAAGAGTTTTCGGAGAGCACAAGCCCTTTTTCTTCTGCTTCTAACGCGGTTGCTCTTGTATATTCGAGTTTATATGTTTTCTTTGTGTTCTTATCTGTAATCTTAATCATGTAAATACCTCCTGCCGCCTAAAAAATAGGCGGCTTTGATTTTTTTAAAGGTCGCTGTTAGCTGCTACTGCGATAGGTTCTTCCCATTTAAGGTCGCCGCAAGGTGTTATGTATGCCGAAGCTTCGAGCACGGTATTTACGCTTCTTGCAGGTGAGCCAAGGTCAACGGGATAGCAGGGGATAAAGATTGCTTTGTTAAGTCCGGGGGTGTCAACTTGAACCCACGCACAACAATCTTTCTTTTTGTTTTCCGCTTTCTTTGTGCAAAAAGTCTCCCAAGCGGTCTGAAATTCATTTGTAAGGTTGACGGTAAAATTGATGTTGCCGCCAAGGTCGATAAGTCCGTCAATTGAAGATTTATATTTTTCGTTTGACAAAGTGGTTGAATCAAGTGCTTCGGGGGCACTGTCTAAAGCGGGTACTTCCTTAATATCGGGAATTTGAATATAGCCCGTTGTGGGGCGCGTGCCTGAAGTGGTTTCCCACGCATAAGTTACTTTCGTGCCCGCAGTTGAAATAGCTACACCCATATGTGTTATATCTCCTTCGTAATGTTGTTTTTGCGAAATCTCGCTACTCTGCGTGAAATGCTGCTGTCGAGCAGATTATCAACTAACCCCTCATAAGTGCGAATATATCCGCGCTCATTGAATAAGTCACAAATCAGCTCGCATATTTCCTTTGTCTGTTCGTCTTTTCTCTCCGTATCGTTGGCATACACATTAACTTCGTATTCCTCATTTACAACATTTTCTATGCCATCGAATGTTGAATACCTCTCGGCAACTGAATTGTTGGAAACAATCGAGGTTGCGGGGAATTGGGGAACATTGCTTGACAAAGTGCAGTCAACAATGTAAATATTTTTTTTATATTTGTCTCGCAATCCGTCCCGCACATATGTGAAATCATTTGATTTAATCATTTCTTGCCCATAACCTTCTTTGTTGTTTCTTTGGCGCGGCGTTTAACCGCTTTGGCTGTGTTATACATAAAGGGTCGAGCGGGCATGCCCTGTGTAAAAGCTATCAGGTCTCCGCTCTCGGTTTCTTTCTGTGTGATATTTCCGTCACCGAGGGTGCTCGGATACCACCAACCGACTTTACCGTTGTATTCAGTAAAGTTACCCGTCATATATCCCCAACCGAATTGGCTTGCCTCGGGGTGTGCGTTTCCGCTTCCTCGTACACCCGTGCCAAATTCAACAAACGGTGCTTTTATGTTGCGAGTGACAATATAGAATTTATTGCCCCTCTGTTCTTTGTGTATGCTGTTTTTAATATCGGTTAAGTTACCGTAATCAGCCATTGCGGAAATCTCTTTTTGGGCGTATTCAACGCCGTAATCGGCGAGCTTATCGCAAGTCTTTAGTGCCTTATCCGATATGCCTTTTTTGTAGTTTTCAACTTTTTTTATAGCTTCATCCAAGGAAGAAGCAGACAAGTTTATGTGTATCTTCACGAAGTAGTCACCCGCTTAATGGCATAGCGCACGCTGTTTAGCGAGGGCAATTTAGCCTTAACAATGTAGTTATAGGGTTGAGTAGGCGGAACGCCCACCCAGAGCCTTGAATTTTCGTCGATAAGGCATTGTTTGTCCGTTGTTACCATTTCCTTGTCATAGTCCACATCACGCCCGTATGGTTGCATGCTTGCCTCACCCTTGCCCGCAGACACGGAGATGTTGAGCGGTTGCGGTTCGGAATATGTAACAATGCTGTTGCCGTTGGTGTCTGTGTCGCCGTCTTTGACGGCTAAAGAATAGTAGATTTTGCTTTGATTGCGTTTTAAATTACGCATCGTCATCATCTCCTACGCTTCCTACAACAGTGCCGCGAGGCGTTATCTGCCTGAGCAATGCATCGCTAACATAAGCACTTGAGTATGTGCGCGATACTCCGTTTTCGCTGTGGGCAACTTCACCCTCTGCACCTCGTTTGCTGTACATTTCTGTTGCAATATCGAGGCACAGAGATTTATATTTCGTGGGTATTTCCTTGCCTGTTATTTCTTCCTCGAACGGGTAAAGGTTAGACAATATGACTTCCTTAGCCGTTTCGAGCAAATCATCAAGCACAAGCTCGTTATCCTCTTCAGGGATTCTGTTTCTCAATCGTTCTTTAAGCGTCATATCGTCTAACTCCTTTAACTAAATTAGCCTTTGGTATTTGCGGCGGCAGCGGTTGCTGTTCTCGTCAAGATACCCGATTCGGGCGCCGTGAATGTGGTCGCAAGGTTGGTGATTTTTGCGTGATACCATTCGGGGCCGTAATCAAGGCCTGCTTGGCCGTAAATCATATACTTGTCGCCTGCACCGGACTGCGGCAGCTTCTCAAGGAAGAAATTACCTTTGCCCGGAACGGGTTGAAATACAGGTGCACACACATTCGGATTAACAAGAATTGCCGTGCCATCGGGAAGATACTTGCCGAGCGCAATTCTCAAATTGCCGTAAGGCGTGAGAATGGTTGTAATGTTAATGCCGTTGATTGTGTCGCCCGCCTGTCTAATGGTGAAGCCGTTATCAAGCGCGTCTTTCTGCACCTGCATAAGCTGTGTGCCGCTGAGCAGGGAAACAAGATTGTAGCTGTCGCCGTTAGAATCGGAAACCGACTTTTGAGCTTCAAGGAGAAGCCAGTAGCCGAGCTCCTTTTTGTTTGCATCAAGCGTGTTTGTGGTAATAGCGTTTACAATGCCTTTTGTTTTGTTGGCAACTGTTTCGCCTGTGGATTCGGCATATTCACCATTGATGAATGTGTACTCGACATCCTGCTGAATGCCCGCCATTGCCGCTGTTGCCTGAAAAGCAACTTCATCAATCGGGTTAGCCTGCTGATTAGCTACATTTATGCCGCTCAGCGTGCCCATATCGCTCTGTTTAAGATACGAAACGCCAAAAGTCTTTTGGAAAATCTGCGTTACATTGTGTTCTTGCGCACGCTTAACAGCGGTAGCGTCGGGTGCGGTAAGCGAATCTTTTTCGCTGATAGCAGGCTGTGTGCCTGTTGCTGTGGTGTAGAATTGACCCACCGCAAACTTCACATGGTTAGATTGATAGGCTTTGCCTGCAATAAGGGTTGAAAACGGTGTTTCAACATTACCTTTGTTGAATAATAGACCACTAAAATTAGGGTATGAACCTGTGGTTACAATGTTATCTGCCATTCGTTAATCCTCCATTGAATCAGATATGATTGATTGCACTCTGTCGAGCATTGTGCCTGTCTGCGTGTCGGGAGTTGTGTTTTTACCACCGCCAACGGGAGGCATTGATGTGTCTTTTTGCTGTTTGTCTTTCAATGCCGCTTTCACATTCTGCTCGTGAGTTTTTAAGTTCTTAAAAAATGTTGCTGTGTCGCCGTCTGCCTGCGCTTTGGCGGTGCTTTTGGCGAGTTCTTCCGAATATCCCGCACTGAGAAATTCGGCTGTGTATGTGGATATAAGCTTTTCCTTTCTCAGCGTATCAAGTTCGGTCTGCAATGCTGTTTGTTCGTCCTTTGCTTCTTCAGCTTTGCGCGTAGCCTCGTCTAATGTGTCGCGATACTTCTTCTTCCAAGTGGATGTTTCGGCGGTTGACTTGTCGAACATTTCTTTGGAGACATAATCTGCTTTAAGCTTCTCGGGCGACACACCGAGCGAAACATCTTTGATTGCTGTTTCAATTTCGGCTACGGTTATTTCGTCTTTGAATTTTTCGCCGAGTAATTCTTTAAGGGTCATTGTGTAATATCCTTTCTGCGTTTTTTAGACTTCTCTGTCTGTATTTTGCGTTTTTAAAACTTCTCTGTTTCTTGCGTTTTTATGACTTCTCTGTCAAGATAAAAAAGAGCCTATCCCCGTTAAGGAATAGGCTCTCAGGCTCTCAAATATTTATTTATCCGTGATAATCCACAAATCCGCATTTTTGCTTGTTTGTGCCATTTACTTTATATAGCACAAGATACATGCCGTCAATCTTGCCGAGGCAATAGCAGCTTTCATATTTATCTATACTGCCTACTCTTGTGCCTTTGGCGGTATCGGCATAAACCGTTTCCGCTGTGCTGCCGTTTTTCCAAGCTCTTGATTGCGGCGGTGCGTAATTCACACCACCGGCATAAGCCACAAAGCCCGCCTTGTGCGCCTTGCCGGTGTTAATTGAATACACAATTAAGTAACAGCTGCCTGCCTTGCTATAACACTGTGCGGTACTTCTTGCATATACAGTGCCGATTTTGTCCGTGCAATCATTGACAGCATATACTGTTTCGGGTGTGCTTCCATTGCACCAAGTTATAGGCGTGGGATAATTTCCGTTTGAAGCACTTGAAGCATTGCCGGAACTTTGTGCAACCTTGCTTTGGTCTTTCGGTCGGAGCACTCCATATACGCCTGCATAGGTGTGCTTAACCTTTTTCATTGGTTTGCCGTTCCAGTTCTGGTCATAAGAATAGAAGCTGTGCGTATCACCCTCGCCTGTAGCTATTGCTATGTGTCCGCAACCATCACCTACGGACCTATTCCACACAACTATATCACCACGCTTAGGAACGAGCTGCGGTGTGTTTGCTATTTTAGTAAAGTTTGCTTTGAGCGGTGCACGCAGGGCAAAGTTAATCCAATAGAATCGAGCATTGCCCCACCTCCCTGCTGAAATGCCAAAAACATCGTGCAGATAAGCTTTGATGAGGTCAACACATTGAACACCGTACGCGCCGTCATAGTCAGTAGACTTACCAAGATACTTGTCAATAAATTCAGAATAATTCATCATTCACCCTCCGTTTCGTCTGTTCTCGGTGCTTCATATGTAAGCGCCTGCGTACTGTCGCTTATGCCCTTTGTGGTTGGGTCTGAAATAATACCGATTGCCGCAGGTATCATAAGAACAAGCGTTGCCGCATTCATGATATCAGTGGCTGCCACGCTCGTTTTAACCCCAAAAAGATTAAGTATAGCGAATACGGCTACAATTACGGCAGAAATAATACCAAGCCACCAAGAACCGCTTTTAAGTCTTACTTTCCAATTGATTTTCATTATTTATCCTCCTTATGTTCAAGAGCAGAAATTCTGCCCTCATGGTTGCTGATTTGATCGCTCTGCTCGTCAAGGCGATCAAAAATCTGCTTGTGGCGACTTGAAGCCTTGACTTTGAGCTCGTCCGTTTCTTTTTCGTTCTGTTCGATGCGGTAAATTAAATTCTTAATTTCGCCGCTGAGCTGTGTCATAGCGCGGGTGTTTTTAACAAGCGGCGCCGCCACTGTGCCGATGAGGCCGACTATAACAACTACAACGGTGACTATATTCCACTCGGTCACTCCGCCACCTCCTCAACAATGGGCTTGACTTCATAATGACGAATGATTTTATCTTCTTGTTCCTCATATGAGGCAACAAGATGTTCTTTTGTTTCGTCATACATGGGGTTGTTATCATCCACAACATCCTTAAATCCCATTTCGGATTTAAGCAACTCCTCTGTGGGGTTGGCGATAACAATTTTTTTCGGCGCTTCAACAAGCGCACCGTTAACAAGTTTTCCAATCATTTTTGATAACCTCCTAAATTCTTTCAATCCTGATTGAATTTTCAACAACATATATAAAATCGGGGTCACTCGGATACGCAAGGTAAAGGCTTATGATATCGGCATTCCTGATTATCATTTCCCTGTGCTGCCAACCTTTTATGGCCTCACACATAAGACTTATGCCCGTACTGCTTCGAGGTTTAACGGTTATGCCACCGCTTCTTTTTGCGGCGGTATTGTAGACATCAAAGGAAATCTTGATATCGCCTTTAACCTCAAAAGGAAACCGAGCGGTGCCGTTTGCATTCCAACCGCTTGTAGGCTGCCACACCAAGCACTTGCGCCCCTCAAACTCTTTGCGCTGCATTCTTGCATTTTCGGCGATATCAATGCCTCCGCCGCTCGCAAAGAAATCAAAAAAAGCCGAGCTTTCAAACAAATTTGGGCGGCGAGCCATACTTCTTCGCCTCATCAGAACGCACCTACTCTCGCTATCATCTGTTTAGTGCCGTCGCTTCGAGTGCCGAGCTGCTTAATATTCACCTCATATGAAGCGTTGGCAATAGGAACGAACACGCCGTCTGCGCAATCGTCACCAACCCACTTAATATTTTCGGCGGGGTAAACAAGCACGGTTGCCATGTCGCCGCTTTCGAATGTGAACGCAAACTCTGCGCCTACATCCGTTAATACGCTTGTGATTGTTATTTTGGTAAGCACATTTGAAAAATTCGTGTAAGTGTGGTCTACCGCCGCTATCTCAGGCTCTGTCACAGTACTTGTTGTGTTTTTCCATTTTTCAAGCTCGCTGCGCAGGATGTAATCACCCTCAGCTCTGCCGTACCACCATGACGAATCGGTGCAGTAATAACAGCCCGCAAAATCCCCTGATACAACGATATAGTCATCTACCTGCCATACGATTATGCAACCCTGTGATACGCTCAATGTATTGTTGCGTGTAAATGATGTTTGCCCATCTCGCTTGTAGCCAAGATAGCCGAGCTCGTCATTATTTTGCAGAACGATATCATATGCTCCAGCAGGCAGTGTTGCGAGGTCATAAGCACTCCTGAAGCTTGTATTATCGCTCAACTCAAGCGTTTTGCGCCCTGTGCGTGCCGATATATCAACAAGCGGTGCTGCTTGCTTGGCAATTTCCGCTTTATCGGTGGTGGTTAGAACATAATCGCTGCCATTGTCCCCCTTGTCGCCTTTGGGGCCTTGTTCACCCTGTGGGCCTTTTTCGCCCTGTTCGCCTTTAGCTCCTGCAGGAATCGTGAAATCAAGCACCGCAGCACTTTCCGTGCCAGAATTAACAACGCTTGCCGCACTGCCCGCTTCACCTGTGGTAACACTGCCCACCGCTATTGTGGCAGCTTTGCCGTCCTTGCCGGGTGCTCCGTCTGCTCCGGGTGCTCCGTTGAACTTGCCGCTGTCGGCATCATCACGCACGGATTGAGCTATTTTTTGTGCTTCCTCGGCAGCGTTGATAACCTGCATATACTCGCTCGGTGTTGGGTCGGTTTCATCGCCTGAATGAACAGTTGCATTATTGTAAAAACCGACTGTGTTTGTGGTAATAATGAATGTATCATTGTCAGCGTTTTTTTGTCCCTCGGTTGAAATCATAATATAGCCGGGATTGCTCAATACCTCGTGCGGTATAAAGCACTTGCAATCCTCACCGAGCGTTTGCGCCTTTTCAACGCCTGTTGTCTTGTTTTTGAAAAACGCACGCTTATTACAATCTTTCCAGTCATCGGAAATGTAATTAAATGCACATTCTATGTAACGCCTTGTACCCTCAAAAGTGGCTATTTCTTTGCTTGCGGCTAAATTCTGTCCGTCAACAAGCAAGTTAATTGTGAGCTTATCAATCATTGTTATTCACCTTTACCATATAGCACCTGCAACCGTAATGCGGTTTCGGAGGCACTTTATCGATTTTGTATATTTTCCCATTTCGTTTTATGCATTCGGCACACACATTTTTATCTGTTTGGGAAACCCATTTCAGCTTTGAAACGCCCTGAGCCTTAAAAGCGGTTGTTCTTGCTTTATCAACAATCATTACGCCATATTCCTCAAATTGCTTTTTCAGCCCGCGTGCAAGTCGCTTTTGAGCTGTCATAGCGTCTATGCCGTTATACGAATAATCGTTGTCTTTAAGGGTTATAAGCGTTTCAATATATCGTTGTTCCTTGCGTTTCAGTTCGTTATAGTACACATATTGTGTGACTATGTAATACTCGTTAAGCCACTTTTTTACTTCGTCCTCGGTTATATCCTGCCTATAAGCTTTGGCATTACGCAAAAGCATAGTAAATGCGGCTTGTTCGATTTTATAAAACGCTCTTTCTGTTTCTTTTTTTATTTGCTTAACAGAAGTTTTCGACAATCTAAGCCGCAAATTGTTCAAGATTATGTAAATCTTTTTTGCGAGCTTTTCGTTATCGTCAAGCAGTTGTTGATACGGAGTTGTCATTTTGCTCCTTTATTGGGTCTTTGCCTGTATTTTTCCCGCTTGCTGTGAAGCTGTCAGGCTCTGTATTTTCGCCTTTTGGCTCATCGCCCATATCGGTATCATCTTCAAGCGAAAACTTCCATTTGTCGAGGTAGGGCAGACTGTCAAGATATGCTTGCCCGCTATCGTTAAACAAACCGCAAAGTTTAAATGCAATACTCGGATGAACACCCGCAGTAAGCATTCCGTTAAGCGCCTGTACCTTAACAAGCAGGTTATCTGTTCTGTTGCGGTTGAATTTAATCTCGATATCGGAGAGGCTTAAAGATTTAACTTCTTTAGGCGCATTTTTACTGTTGCCGATGATTTTTAAAACGATTTTTAAAAATTCCTGTTCGGATTGCTTGAATATTTCCTCAAATGCCTGCGCCTGCGTTTCGGCGATGTGCCAACCGTTGGAATACATAATCGCTTCGCCTGTATTTCCGCCCGTTGATTGTTCTCTGCCGGGAACACCCGCTATTTCAAGCATTTCTTTTGTGAAATCGTCAATAATTGTCTGTGTGTTGCTTTGATTAAGCTCGGAAGCAAGCCACTCAACGGTTGCTTTTTTATCAGGGGTGACATCCGTTGTATTCAAGCAACCTTTTACCATAAGCTCGTTAAATTGTTCATCGGAAACTTTAACATTGTTAATCCACAGAATGGCCTGTATGAATTGTGCAACGCCGTTTACTCTGTCGCTCGATACGGTATTGATTGCGTTAATAAGCTTGATAACGCGCTCGAAAGAACCGCAACGCGCTTCGTCTGCGTCATATTCAACAATGGGTATAATTCCCATACCGTTTTTTTCGGATTTTAATATTTGCCAACCCATTGACGAACCCGCAAGCTCAAAATACTTCTCGTCTGTGTAGCAACCTAATGTGACCTCGCCTGTATTGGTAATGACAAAAGTGCCTGCCAATACTTTCTGCCTTTCAACCGTATTGGCATAAACAACAAAAGTGTATTCGCTTTCGGGAATGTAAATCGAAAAAGAGGAAATCTCATTATCATCGTTTATATTCGCGGTTACAAGCCGATATCCCACGCCGCCCGTGAAAAATTCATCGGAAAGCTTTATATCCTTGCTATTCTTTGCCTGCTCGTACATCATTTCGTTAAGCTGAGCAACGGCAATATCGGTTTGTTCCTCAAGAGTGCTGTTCTTTCCTGCGTTGCGGATATCTTTTCTTGCACGCTGAATGTATGTTATCGGGTCGCCGAAAGTAAAGCCTTTCTTAAACTCCTTAATCTCGTGGGCGTGGTTTACAACAACACGGTTATTGATATCACCGCGCACTTTCTTATTGCGTTGCAATATCGGTTGTAAACCCTTTTCGTAGTTTTTCAGCATTTTGATTTTTCGGTAGTTCTCGTAAATATCGAAAATCAAATCGTTAAGAACATCTTGTATATTGCTTTCGTCAATCCTCGTGTAGTCGGTATAAAGCTTTATCCTGCCGTTAAAGTCGGTCTTTTCCGTGGCAACGGGGCTGTATTCTTTGATTGAGTTCCAAGTCTTAAACATAAATGCTCCTAAATAAAAAAGAGAGCCACAAAATCAATCGTGACTCTCAGGCTCTTCAAGATGTATTTCAAATGTACGGTGGCAAAACTTGCAATAGGGGAATACTGTGCCCTTTGTATCTTTTCCCACCTCAAGTAATTTCTTTTTATATCCTCGCCGCAAGCATTGCGGACAATAAATAATTTTTCGTTCCATAATATGAGAGGGGCAGAGTATTTATTGTGTTCGCCCTCTGCCGTGGCATCGAAAAAAGAAAAATAAAAAGGAAGTTCAGCGTGTCGCTCTCACGCAATTCTATTATAATTTATAAGCTTACAAAATATCAACAGTTTGTAACGCGTAGTTGTTGTTAAAAGACAACTTAAAACAATCTATCCATAATTTTTATGTTCTCAAATGAGATTTTCTCTTTCATCATAGCTAAAGAAGCCAAACTGTCAGGCGCGTCATCGTGTTTGTTCTTGCCCTCAACAACGAACGAAAAAACGCCTTGCATAAACAACGCATATTCTTTGTTTCGGCTGTCCGTGCTCCGAAAATACATTTCCCGTATTTCCGGTGCGCGCTCAAATATTCGGAATTGCTTCTTTTGTCGGCTGTATGCATAGCCGCCGTTCATATTGCAATAATAGTTACGCTTTTTCAACAATTCGGCTACATCGTTCATATATGCCTCGCCACCCTGGTTAAATTCAAAATCCGCCATTTTTACATTATTGCGAATTATCGCATTTGCAATCAAGGGTTCGGTAACGCGCTTATCACCGTTATTGAACACAACATCGTGAATATATATGCGGTCGCCGTATTGGTAAGCAATAGGAAATGAGGTATAGTCACCGCCGCCGAACGCAAGGTCGCCAAAGGCAAATACTCTGTCGGGTTCTGCATCGGGAAGCGTGCCGTTGTAAAAATTCATTGTATCGGATGTAAACAATGTGCCTTGTCTTTCAACGGGTTCACCTTGAAACTGAGCAAGCCAAGAAGCCATATCGTTATTGGCCTCGAACGAAGCGCGGCGCTCCCGGAAATATTCGGTGCTGAAGCCAACGCCGTAAGCATAATTAAAATTACTCTCATCGTTTTCATCAAGCGCAGGCAAATTGATAATCTTATATCGCGTATTTTTAAATGCGGAGTTTGTTTCAAGTAAACTCATCCTACGGCCCGCAGGGTCTGTCAAGCTCCACCTTGTGCCTATCCAAAGCTTTTTTGCCTTTTCCTTTGTACGAGTAACAAGGTTGTTATCCACTTTGCTCCACGCACTATCAAGGCGGTTTTTGTTGAGTGCTTCCTCAATGCCGCCTATAAGGTCATCGGACACAAGAATACCGTCGCAGTCACAAGCACCGTTAAGCGTTCCGTACAAAGAGCGCGCGGTCATAGTAGGATAACGCTTTTTGCGTTTCAAATCCAATGTTTCCATTGCGGCATTTGTTGCCACTATATTTATATCCGGGAACACATCGCCCCACAGATAAGTAAGGTCATCGTTTAATATCTCCAATATGCCATTATAGAATGCCTGCGTTATTGTATCGGAAAACGCACTGTAAAGGTTACTGCTCTCGGGTCGTTTACCGATAATCCAAGTCATAAAGAATGACACAAGCGTTGTTTTCCCAACTCTCGGAGGCATTGACAAAAACAATTCGTCAAGCTTATCATCCGCCAACTCCTGCATTGCGATAACTACGGGAAGCATTACCTTTCTGCGCGGCAGATAAAAGCGTTTGTGTGGCGGTCTATTCAATTCCACATAAAGCAAATAGCTGTCAAAATCATACGGTGCAGCACACAAAAGCGCCGCCTTATAAAGCTTGTGAAACTCCAAAGCCGCCTTTGTGTCGCCTATGGATTGTTTTTTGATGTTTTTACGGCAAAGGGCTATAACTCGCTTGACAACCTCTAAATCCTTGTCATTTCGCCCCACATCAAGCAACATAGACACATATTCAATTTTAGTCATATCCTTTGTCCGGATAATCTGCTCGGCTAACTTATTCATAGGCATAAAAAAAAGAGCCACAGTTTTTTTACTGTGGCTCTCGTGGGCTCTCTCTTATTTATTATGTTCGTTGATAATCCTATAAAGCGATGTTCGCCCCACGCCTAAGCACTCGGCAAACTCTGCTCCTTTTATTTCTCCATTACAATATTGTGCGTACAATCTTTGGTATTCTTCTTCATCATAAGTCTTTTTCGGCCTGCCGAATTTCGTACCTTTCAGCTTTGCGGCCGCTATGCCCTCTCTTGCTCTTTCTAAGGTTTGTTCTCTCTCTAACTCACTGAGTGCGGCAAAAACCGTTAACATAAACTTTCCTTGCGGTGTAGATGTATCAATATTTTCTTTCTGCACCACAAGCTCAACATCTTTTGCCTTTAAGCAATCAACTATACTAAGGAAGTCTCTTGTGCTCCTTGCAAGCCTTGATATACTCTCAACTATAAGCACATCGCCCTCTCTTACATAGCTTTCCATTGCTTTAAGTGCGGGTCTCTCTCTTTTTGCACCGCTCTCCTTATCTACGAATATCTTTTCAACGCCCAATCTCTCCATAAGCAAATCTTGTCTATCCGTATGCTGTTGAGCTGTGCTCACTCTTACATATCCTATTTTCATTTTTCATTTTTCCTTTTCTTTTTTTCTTTGTGTTCATTATATCACAAGCTGTTCAACAAGTCAACACTTTATGAACACCTTTTTGTTTTAAATGTGGTTACGGAGCTAAGACAACCTTTTATTATATCCATTCTCACCCCCTCCCACCCCTCGGGCTGAATCTCTACTTGATATTCATAAAACTATAGTTAATTGAACAGCTGCAACACTGTTCAATAATTCAATAAGTTTAATTATTGAATTGTTCAATAATTAAGAAATAGTTAATTGAACAATTATAATATCATTATTCAATGATTGAATAATCAAACAAATATTAAATAAATAATAGCATCTGTCTTAATAGTGGGTACTTGATTATATATCTTGAATACTCACATACTAAGGGGTATAATTAAGCTATATATATTGAGAGCTGATGACAAGAATATAGCTATACTAATGATGATATAACATATTGAAGAATTGAGAAATAAATGATGAATGAAGAAATAAATATTTATAATAAAAAATATATAATTATTAAAGATGGTTATTGACATATGCCCTTGTATATGTTATAATATAGATAAGTTAAGGGAATTAAGAACCTTAGCTAATACGGTGGCAAGTGCCAGAAAGGAGAAAAGATGGACGATTTGAGTAAAATAGATTCTTTCGGCTTTGTTCTCAGCCTTGAAGCGCTGCTAAAGGCGGGCGAAGTAGACGAAGCAATTAGGATACTTGATAAATTGATTAAGGAAACCGAAAACAAAAGCTCGAACGATTAAGCCCGAGCGATAAATAAAAAACCCCGACAATAAAAGCCGGGGAAATCAGGTAAAAAGCAATATATAAGCCGCGCGGTGCGGTACTTGCCGCCAATCCGTCAGCCGCTTATATGTTGCAAATATAATATAACACATTTAAAACAAAAAGGCAAGAAAAAAAGAGCGTAACCCCCCCGAAATAATGGAAAGAAAAGAGGGAAACGCTCCGGAGCTAAGAGAATGTTAAAACCCTTTAGCATTTGTATTTTAACATTCTTTGAACTCAAAGTCAATAAGAAAAGGAGATAAAAAGGATGTTAAAGACAATTGAACAGGTAGAAGAAAGGTTAAACAATAGGAAGTGCCGCAGCGCTTGGGACAAAGGCGTTAACGCTTATGTATGCGCTCGAACTGCTCGACAATTTGGCCGCCGCTCTTGCGTGGCAGCAGTTAGAACAAATCCCGGAAGATTGGAAAACCTGCAAGGCTGATATACTCAACGGTGCGGACGATTGGAATGCGTTCTCTTGGGGTGGTTCTTCCTTGATATATGATTACGATATCGCCGAAAGACTTTGTACGCCATCCGAACTAAAAAGAACAAAGAACGGCGAAAGGAAGCCCAACGCCCGGGAGGATTGGCTCGACGCGCAAGCAAGGGCGTTATATCAAGCTTGGCGCCGCTTATACTCAACAATATATTTTGATTAAACGCTTTTAAGGGGCTGAGCGCATCAACCCCATTCCACTAACAGCCGGGTGGGCTTAAAACGCAGACAAGATATAAAAAAAGAAAGGAAGTTATAAAAAATGTATGATGAAAAATGCAAATACATCGAGGAATTAAGCGACCAAATAGAACTTAAAAAAACGCCTCAAGAGATTGAGGAAGCGCGCAAAATTCATAAATTGACAAACGCGCAATTGCACTTTGAATTATATAGCAATCTTCAAAGCGCATATAATGCAGTTGCCGAGATGATAAACCGAATATATCACGGCAAGGGCGAAATTGATACATACACACTCATCCGTTTGTACGATATCAAAGAGGACATTTGGAATATAATAGACAACGAAAAATAAAAAGCCGAACGGGCTATAAACGCAGAAAGGAAAAATAAAAATGAAAACAAATCATTATTATTATAACGAAAATACAAATGGCGTTTAAATTATGCTTTTGTGCAAGGCTTAGACACCAAAGAATTAAAAAGAATATACGAACTCGGACCGGCTGAATATCAGAACGAAATCGATGAGCGAGAAACTATAGAAATTAGGTAAACGCAGAGTGACCGCCCTTTATGGGCGGGTAATGCGGCTTAGAGCGGTCACAAGTCCGCCGCAAAAAAAGGAAGTGAAAAAATGGAAGACAACTTATATCATTTCGCCCCGGTGGAGTGTTTCGCGGCTGATGAGCCTTGCGACGAGGCGGAAGTTGAGCAGCTCGCGAACACCGCCGCGCAGGCGGTAGCCTTCGCAGGCTTGCAAGCAACAGAAGCAATATACACCACCGCGCCGCAGCTCGTGCGCGTGCATTTTGACCTTGATTTTGCATCTGCTTATAGAGTGTCAACGCTTTTAAGCAGAATTGAAAAAAGTTTAAATGCTTACTTGAACCGCAACGGCTGCCGCTGTTATCTTGACAACGGCCTAACTATCGAGATACCGAGAGCGCAGCGGCAAACGGTGCGCATGCGGCAATTCTTGACAACGAAATATGAACCCCTGCGTTTGCCCGCCGTCCTCGGCATTGACAGCAACGGCAACCAACTTGTTATTGACCTTGCCGACGCTCCGCATTTGCTCATTGCAGGGCAAACCGGCAGCGGCAAAAGCGTTTGTTTAAATGATATTTTAGTATCAATTTTACAATTTGAGCAACCCGCGGATGTTAAATTTCTGCTTATTGACCCAAAGCAAGTAGAATTGTCAAAATATGCATGTATCCCGCACCTCGCGGGGCCGATTGCAACAACACCACAAGAAGCATTAAATGCGCTGCACTGGGCAGTTGACGAGATGGAACGCCGCTATACAATATTAAGGCAACGAGGAGCGGCAGGACTTGACCTTGTGCCGGGTCTCTTTCCTCGCCTTGTTATTGCTATTGATGAGCTTGCCGACCTTATCCAAGCGAGCAAAAAAGAGGTTGAAACGCTTATTTCAAGGCTTGCGGCCAAAGGTAGGGCGGCGGGTATTCACTTGATTGTTGCCACGCAATACCCAAGTGCAAAAATCATAACCGGCGCAATAAAAGCAAACATCCCAACGCGCATAGCATTCAAGACTTCTTCAAACTCTGATAGCCGCGTTATACTTGATATGGTAGGAGCTGAAAAGCTCACCGGCAAGGGTGATGGCTTGTTCTTTGCACCTGCTTCAAGCGTTCCGCAACGCTTCCAAGCTTGTTACTTGTCACCCGAAGAAATCAACACGGCTTGCCATTATGCATGGCTTAATTCGCCGCAGGGAAGGAGGGGAACAAATGGAGGAGAAAAAAAACACACCGCAGGCGCGGTATGCAAGAAAATATTTAAAAAAATATTCGCTTGAATTCAACACGCGCACCGATGCGGATATCATAGAATTTTTTGATTCTGTGCCGAACAAAAGGCAGCTTCTTTTAACTTTGCTGCGTGAAGAAATGGAAAGAGTAGAAAATTCCCGCTAACATTAGTTAGCGGGTTATTTTTTTACCCTTTTTTCTTTCGTTTTTTCGACCCTCTGTAATCGCCTGTGAGCCGTTTTTATTTTTATGTATAAACTTATATTCCTTTATTTCAAAAGCTTGTTGTGCGTTGCCCTGTGGCTTGCCGTGTGCTTTTCTGCCGTTAGTCTGTGGTGCGGTGTGCTCTCATCGGTGCTCACAATATCGCCGTTGTTTCGGTGCCACCGGGCGTGCACCCGTGCTTTACTTTTTTTCCGCCCTCATTCAAAAGCCCGAAAATGTAAGTACGCGATTTTTACGATTTTTTCAAAATTGTAAGTACGCGATTTTTCGCTTTTTTTGAAAAACGCTTGTTGTTGTTGGCAAGGTGTGATATCATAATAACAAAGCACGCAAAAACCGCTGATTGGAGACTGAGATAATGGATATAATTCATATAGATGCTGCCTCTTATGACAAGCTTATGAATTGGCAAGAAGAAAACCGCGAACTTGTCAAGGCGATTGCACCATACAACAAGTATTATTTTCGGCGGGCGGAAGTTGTTTTTACCGATTCTAATATTGTCGGTTATTTCGATTTCAAGCGCGATTTGTTGCGGCTTCGCATTAAGCGAAATAAAAAGCAAATCGCTAATTGTCATATTGTGCCAAAGCCTGATGACTTTAATAATGACTACGGAATATATTTTGATTTAACGACTAACGATGAAAGCCTATCATATGATGACACTTGCGATGTTATTCAAATTGTCGCCAATACTTACATTGCTTACAACGCGTTGCTTATATACGGCAATCTTGTTGACGGTTCATCCATAACCCCGAGAACAAGAACAGAGAGCGGCGACAAGCATTACTTCGTAAGAGAATATGACAACAAGATTTACGCTGTTTCCTCGCACGCTCACCGCTCACCCGAAGGTGTGTTCAGCGTTCGTGGGCATTTTCGCAAGTACAAAAGCGGTAAGGTGATATGGATTGACGAATATTTAAAAGGAACAGACAAAAAATAGAAAAGGCAAGGATTGCTCCCTGCCTTTTTTTCTTTTACTTTTCGCTTTTAACAAAGTCCGCAAATCGCTTGTATTTGGCAATTTCACGGCAGGCACGCCGCCAAGTGCGGTAAACACTTGACTTGTCAACGCCGAGCTTGTCTGCCGCTTCTTTGAGCGTTTCGCCGTTGCTTATAGCCTTGTACACGGCAGCTTGCTTGCTCGTCAATAGGTTGTCGGCTATGTACTCATTCGTTCGGTTGTACTTCAATTTCTGTCACTCCTGCATCAGCCTCAAGCAGCTTTGTTATTTCATCGTTTGATTTGGCTTTTTCAAGCAAGGTCTGCGCGGGTTTTATGGCGTGCTCTATTTCATCTTTAAAGCCGTAGTTGTTCTTCAAGTTGAATATTGCAATAGCCGGATTCACATTGCCGTTGAGCGACCATTCGGTAAGGAGCGCGAGCAGTACTCCTTCTAACCTTGCCATAGATTGTTTGCGGCGCTCGGATATACCCATTTCGCCGCGTTGCCAAGCATCATATATCGGCTTGCCTATGCCGCAAGCGGCGCAGAAGCCCTCTCTCGTTGGGCGTAGCTCCTTTTCTTCGCAAAACTCGAAATATTCCACAATGCGTTTTTCAAAGGCTTCATCGTCTTTGTCGCTTGCCGATATGATACTCCATCCGAGTAAGTCCTTGTACTTGCCGACTGTTTCCGCCATATATTGACGGCGCAGGCTCTGCGAATATGACGGCATTAACGCACCACCTCTTTAAGCTGATTTATAACTTTTTTGACTTCTACTAATATCTCGGCGGTAGTCCATTGCTTGCCGCCTTTGCGTGGCAAGTCGGCGTAATAGTCATTTGCGTGGGCGTAATCCCAACCTATCCAACGGCCTTGTTCCGTTCGCATATCTGAATCAATAATTAAGCCGTCCGAATCGTATGTTATATCGCCGTGGCAGTCTACATCTGCATTATTCACGCTTTCGTTTTCGTGTAATTTTACATATGCACACGGATGTGTGAAATATGAGATTATGCGGTATTCATATCCGTTGTAAGTACCGCCCGCCAACACTTCACTCGCGCCAAACTCCTGTGGGATTTTATATTCCATTTCTTTTGCTTCTTCCATTTTTTTACCTCACTTTTCTGCGCCTTGTAGGGCATTGATATTTACGATGTTTTTCTTTTGCTTTTTCGTGCTCGCGCAGGCAATGCCACGAGCACAACAGCCTTTGATTGTTGGAATATTCGCCTGCTTTGTATGCCCAATTCGTACGGTCATTGCACATAAAGGTGTTGCCGCATACCGGGCATTTGAAAATATTTTGATATACTTCTCCGTTCTTCACAATCATATCGTTACCTGCCTGTGCTGCCGAAACCGCCGTTACCGCGTTCTGTTTCCTCGAATTTCTGGACTAAGCAAATGTTCGGAATGCTTATCTGCATAACAACAAGCTGAGTGATTTTGTCGCCGCGCTTAATGGCATAATCCACATTGGAGTGATTGTATAGCTTAACAACGATACTGCCTGTATAGCCAACATCAATTACGCCCTCGCTCGTTATGCTATATTTTACATTCAGTCCGCTTTTAGACTTTAAAAAGCCTGCTGTGTTTGGCGACAACTCAATATGTACGCCCGTGTCAATGCTGATGCTGCCCTTTGCAGGCACAACCGTATCAATCGGCGATAACAAGTCAAGTCCTGCATCTGTTGCGTGTCCTCTTGTAGGCATTAAAGCCTTTTCGTCTAACATAATGTTCATTTTTTCAACTCCTATTTAATGCTTCAAGACAATTTGCAATGCAAATTCCGTCTTTTATAAACTGTCCCTTACTATTCGGTCTTTTGTACTGTCCTGATAACCGACAATAATAAACAAATTTATTTTGCACATCCCGATCTCTCATTAGGCATTGACAATTTGTACAGTAGAAACCACTCGGAACATTGATTTCTTTTCTATATAGAATTTTCATTTTTCCAACTCCTTTAGTTTTGATTCTGCTTCTGCTTCTGATTTAGTACGAAAAACTTTTTTCCCAATATCCGAGCCGTCATTCTTAAAACGATACGCACAAATGCCGTGCTTTTTATCGTCACACAGAGCCATACATAAATTATCTTCTTTAGCACAATGACATCTTATGTCGGGTTCATCTAAAATCATTTTTTGCGGTATGTTTCCTCTATTTAAAACATAAATTTTATCCCCAACCTTACAAGGCAATTCAATAATGCGTGATTTGTCTTTAAAACTATTACACGGTTCAGGTTTCCAATGTAATTGTTTCATAAGTTCACAACACACATCATAATGGTAACAATCTTTACAAGTCATACATTTACCGCCCCCTCGCTCATATTTTCAATAGTTTCAATAATTTTATCTCTTGCGGATTTTTTGGCTCTATATATTTCCCTGCAATTATCAGCAAAATACATCAATTTGTATGCCTTATCGTCCTCGGATTGTTGCTCGTATATAGCGTTAATTAAAGCAGTTTCGTCAATCATTGTGTCACCTCGTCCATTCTCGCACCACAGGTAGGACAATAATTGTATTTATCGCTATCAACATCACGAAGAATTACCGCCCTACAACACGAGCAAATATCAATTCGTTTAGCATTAGAATTAAGACTAATATTATTCCAATGAGCGTGTCTTCTATCAATCAAATCATCCATTATTCTCCCTCCAATCTATCGCCTGTCCGCAGTTGGGGCAGTATTCGTAATCATCATAACCAAGTTCGTATTCCTCGTGGCAACACAAGATATTCTTCATACCTACCACAGTATTTTTTTGCAATACATTTTTCACATTCTTTGCTATCAAAGCACTCATCGTCACACACAAAGTCACACTCTTTTACAAGTGCAAGACGGTCTTTTTGATTGCACCAATCCATTTTTCGCTTTCCGCCTGTGTAATATTTGTCAATCTGTGGATTTCTTTTTGCATTTAGATCACAAAAATCACTTTCCTCGCAAGACTCGCAATATTGCAAAGCGTAACTTTTTGCCTTTCCTGCTGTTTCCGCAAAAATCACTTCTACAATAAATCCGTCATATTTATTTCTAATGTCGTATGCTTTCATTTCCCCACAACGCTCATATTTTTTAATTTTTTCATAGTTTGTCATTTTTTCACCTCTGTATTACAATCTTTGATAAATTTCTCGTATTCCTCTGTTGTCATATTTGTATCTTTGCCGTAACGAACACGATTTAATGCAACATCAAAATCGTAACAATAATTTGCAAGTGCATTTTTTGCTTCTTCTTTGGCTTTTTTTACACACATATCAATATAATCTTGCTCCGTCATATTCCAATCTGTAGGTGCATCAACTACTGTTGAAATTCTGCAATATAAGCCGTTAGGTTGCTTTGCTATTAGTCCTGCCATTATTCTTTTAACTCCACCAATATGTATTTGCCGTTCTTTGTCTTGGGTTGTTTCATTGCTAATCTCCTTTAGTTTTGATTCTGCTTCCTCTTTTGTAAAAAACACTACTTTGCCCAACATTAAGTCAATTCGAGTTTTGTATGTGAGTCTTCCAATAGGTGAAGAAATATAATCAATTTCAATCCACTCTTGCGGATTTGTGAAATAGTTATATTCAACTCTTGTTACTGTTGCTTCGCATATTTCATTTGAACTTCTATGTAAAAACCACACTTTTTCCCCAACATTGAGTGTCGGTTCAATAATGCGTGATTTGTCTTTGAAATATTTGCAGGTTACATGATTATCAATACACGGAACTACTTGACAATCATGTCCTTTTGCAAGTTCTTCTGTTAATGCATCAGAATAGCATTTCTCATAATGGTAACAATCTTTACAAGTCATATAAATACCCTCCTTAATTAACTTGTCCCTAAGCAAAAAATGAACTTGCTTTTCGCATAGCCTGATATTCATTTCCTGTCATAGTCTGTCTCCTTGTATAAAGTCATAAAGTCATCAAGGCTTAGGGTAACAAGCCACTTGCAATTGTTTTTTCTGTGCATTACAACAGGAATCTCTCCCGGTCTTGCATCTGCTCTTGACTGAGCCATAGCATCCTCAAGATTGAGGCGTTCAACCCTCTTGCACTCAATGTGGACTCCCGGCAAGCCGACCACATCGGCATCACCGTTGGAGCCACAATATTGCTGTCCTCGCCTTGTTTCAAATCCGTGTGAGCGGAGAGCCTTTGCGAGTTCTCGCTCTCCGGCTGCTCCTTTTTGTCTGCTATTCATCAGCAAGTCTCCTCAACACTCATATTTTTAATTTTTTCATAGTTTGTCATTCTTGTACCTCGATATATTCAAGCGCAGCTCTTCTACCTTTTTGTTCTCCATCAGCGAAAAGACAACACTCATCAATTGTTATGCTTTTAACATTTTCAATGATTTGTTCGCTTTCGCCCATTACTTTATATTTCAGTTTCATTTTGTTTTTTCCTTTCTATATTTTAGTTGTAAAGCCGTTTTGCAAAAGCCATTGTTTAGCTTCTGCTTTTTGTTTTTTTGTACTCGCATCGATGTGGTATATACATTTGTAAACCGTTGCCCAAAAGACTTTATCTTTTTTTGCGTATGGCAACCCATACTTTGCATAAAATGCAAGTATTTTCTCTTTGTTTAAACTCAACAAAGCCTCATCTCGGTCTTTTGTGAATTGTTCGATGCTATAAATGCTTTTCATTTTTCCGCCTTTCTTGTAATTCTGCTATGTTGTTAAGTATAAAAAACACACACGGTATTGCTAAACTATTACCGAGCATTTTATATCTGTTCCCGTCACAATCAAGCTTGTTATACCACTTGATTAACTGTTGTTTATTTGGCGTTTTATATTGTTTATTACGAATAAGCTTGTCACGCTCGTAAACCCCAAGCCAAAATGCATATTCATTGTCTGATAAGCTTTCAATTTTTGGTATTTCAGTCCAACGGTCCGGAAATCCTTGCAAGCGTTCACATTCCGTCGGTGTAAGACGGCGTACAATCCACCTTTTTAATTCGTAAGCAACCGCAGAAGGTCCGGAAGCAACCAAAGGTGAATTTATTTCATCGTTAGTTATCGAAAAATCCATTTTTGCATTTCCACCTTGATTGAAGCTCGCTCTGTCTATGGCGTAAACAACAGCGTGTTTATCAACCGTATTAAGCGTGAATGACTTATCCTTGTTTATGCCGCTTCCGTTCGGTGCGTTCCTGTCAGTAACGCTTGTGTAATCAGTAATACGGTTTTCGTGGTCGCCTGTTATAGTAGGGCTTATCTGTTCATCTCCGTTTCCTCTTGCATCATAGCAATAGAAATTAGTGCTTCCCTTAGTTCTGTTGGGAGTTCTTTCTTTCGTCTATCTGCTCTGCGCAATATTCCAAGGCACGCTTTCGGGCTTAAATAATATTTGCTCGGCACAACTGCATCCAAAACTTGCGACAAGAAAGATGCGTTTTCTTCGTTGGGGCACTCCCCAATATTGAGCATCGAGCTGTCGCCAAGCGACTTGTACCCCCCGCATTGAACCATTCCGCTTTTTGCCCATTTTCCACATTCAGGCATTGAAATATCGGTCTTTGTGATTTGCCGGAGCACCTGTAAAAAATCGTGTCCTTTATTACTATTGAACGCTCCGGGCACATTTTCCCAAATAATGAAAGTTGGATATTTTCCATTTGTTGACTTCCTCATTTCGTATATGATTTTGATTGCTTGGCTAAACAATCCGCTTCTTTCACCTGCAAGTCCTGCTCTCTTACCTGCGATGCTTAGGTCTTGGCACGGCGACCCAAAAGTAATTATGTCAACAGGTGGGATTTTTGCGCCGTCAATATCTGTAACGCTTCCTAAGTGTTCAACATCAGGGAAATGATTATGTGTAACCGCAATGCAGGACGGCTCAATTTCTGCCGACCATAAAGTTTTAATTCCTGCTGCTTCACCTGCAAGTGGAAAACCGCCTATCCCGTCAAACAAGCTTCCGAGTGTTAATTCTTTCATAAATCCTTTGTTTTTCCCCTTTTATTTCAATGTAAAGTTGTATTCGTCGAATTTGCCCGGCAGAAATCTTATGCTTTGTGGGTGGACGATATCAACTGTTCCATCCTCATACTCAACGATTGCATAATCGATAACATTATAAGCAGTCCACCTATGAAATAATGCTTTTCTGCCATCTACAAAACACGGACGGTACATTGCATCTTGTATTTCTTTTGCGAATATATCTTGAAATTTAGCCATTATTCTACCTCTTCAAACCACTTTTTGAAATCATTTAAACAATCAGGACACAAATCAATAAAACGGTTATTACAATAGAGTTCCCCTGCTATTCTGTGTGCATTTATGTTTCCTATTTTCGTAAGTTTAGGCTTTTCATGCTCATAAAATTTTCCGCATCTATCACATTTTTTCGCAATCATTTTTTATTATTCCTTTCTTTATTTGTGCCCGATGTCTGCCTGCCAATGTCAAGTAACGGTGGCAAGTGGCCTACTACAACCCTTGCCATAAAATCGTATTCCGATTACACCCTATGCCGTGTTGGTATCGGCAGAGCAGCACATCGCTTTTATGCGTTTATTTTTTTGATTGTTTTGTCAACCTCTCTGACGAATTTATCAGCCATTTCGTTGCGTTCCTCAATGGTGAAGTCACCGCCTTTTTGATTTTCGTCATAGTCAATATATGACAAGGTGATTATTTTGTAATCTTCCTCGTCTACATTCCACCCCTTCGGGTGAATAGTCACGCACACGCAATTGGTGTGTGGAGAGAGTGTAACGAACACTTCTTTGCAGATGTTCGTATTAAGATTGACTTTCATTGCTTCACGACACAGTTTGTTAATTGCTTGTGTTATCTTGTCTTTGTATGTCGGACAATTCATTTTTTAACTCTCCTTTATTCGTATTCCGTGAATATAAAGCATTAGTTTACGCTTGATTATGTATTCGGGCGTTTTAAAGCCTTTTGTGTCCTCAACGATTGTTGCCCCACATTGCTCATAGGTGAAGTCTGCTTTATAAGTGCAGGCACGCTCGGCAACCTTACCGTCAATCCTCTGTGTCGGAATAAGCGTATATGTTACTTGCCTCTGCAAGTTCTTAATAACGCCCGCCCTTTCAAGGATTTTCAATTCGGCGTATCGTTGAGCTTCTTTCTTGCTGTCAAACATAATGCCGTCATATTCGGTTTTCTTTGCTTTGTATTTTTGCATATCTAATACCGTGGTTTTAAGATGTCATCTTTTAGGCTGGTATTTTCACGAGCTCTTTTTTTGATTGCTTCGAGGTCATAAGTCGGCGGTCTTGTTATCTCTCCCGATTTTCCCTTTCGGGTTATTTGTGACCTGCTCCATTTACGGCACATCGCTTTCCAATTCTTCATTGGCGCTCTTGCAACCGTCCAACCGTTACCCTCATAATAATCGTAAAAGTCTTGTGCATTTGTTTTCAAAGAATTTTCCGAGATATACCGCTTGATTTCGTCAAGCGAGGGAGCACTTATAAACATATCCGTAGTTTCTTTAATAGTCTCTCTCTTATGTATATTCTCTTCATTCTCTTCATTCTTTTCATTCTTGTTATATAAAGAGTTTGTTGTTTGTTTGTTATTTGTTTGTTGTTTGTTTGTTATTTGTTTGTTATTTGTTTGTTGCTCCGTGTCTATCAAGTCTTGATATTTCGCATAACCAAGCACTATTATGAGGGTATTTTTGTTTGTTGCTTTTTTGGAAATTTCGCCAGTTTTTTCTAATTTTTTTAGAGCCGAACGGACTTGTTGTGTTGTAAGCCCGTTTCGCGCTGCTATATCGGCAACAGAGGTCACAAAAGAGCCTTTTTCAATTTCGTGTCCGTGCCAAGCTGTGGCTTGATGATTAGCGTTTAAAATCAAATCAATAAATACACTCTTAACAGTCGGTTCATCGTACCATTCCCAATTGATAAACTTGCGGTGAAGCTTAACCCAACCCTGTTCTGCCACTTTTTACCACCTCTACGCTTCCGTAAGATAGTAACGGCTGTAAATAACGGGTTCTCCGTACCTATTTAAAGCTTTTTCTTGCTTAGAGGTGATGTTATACCCCTTGTGCTTTAAATCCCAAATACGCCCCGACAGGCGCGTACAGCCGTATTGTTCAAATGCTTCAAGGCTTGTTATACCTCCGTAAGTCCTCATATGTTCCAATATCTTGTTGCATTGAGAATTAGTGCTACTCACGCTGATACCTCCTTACCGCCTAAAATGGCAAATCGTCATCGTCAACGGGTTCAAAGTCCAGATTTATATTATCGGGTGTTTTGTAGCCCTCATTCTTTTTGTAAACCTCGTTTTCCGATTCGGCTTTTGAACCGCAGAAATGTACGCGATTAACAACGACCTGAAATGATGAACGCTTTTCGCCGTTTTGGTCTGTGTATTGGCTTTGGTCTATTGAGCCTTCAACGGCAATCATAGAGCCTTTGTGGAAATAGCGTGAAATAAATTCCGCTGTTTGTCTCCACGCCGTAAAGCGTATAAAGTTTGCTTTTTTACCGTCTTTGCCGAACGGGTCATCAACGGCGATTGTGCCGGAGCAAACCGATAAACCACTTTGCGTTGATTTCAATTCAGGGTCAGCCGTAAGCCTACCCATAAGTACAACTACATTCATTTTTTTAATCTCCTATAAATAATTTTTTCCGAATATCTCTATAAACTGTTGTGTGCTCCAACCGTAATATTGCATAGCCGCTCGCTGCCCTATTCGGCGCAACTGTTGCATGGCCTCTATGTTGTGATGTACGCCGTTAGGCGGTTCGTTGTGGCAACTGTGGTGCAGGCGGACTTTAAGGCCGTATTTTTCGCTTTTTTTACGATATGCGCCGCCAAATATGTGGTGACACTCAAAAGCCCCATATCCGCCGCAGAGGAAGCACCTTTTATCGTTCTCGTCTTGCAATATGGATTTCATTTCCAACCTCCGATAAGCATTGCAAGCTCCGCAGGGGTCATTGTTTCAATTCCTTGTTCTTTGCAATCTTGAACAACTAAATCAATAAGCCTATGCATCTGTGCTGTGTCATATGTACTGCTTCCGGAATAAAGAATTACATTTGTGCAGCCTTCCGTTTTGCTTTCAAAAGGTTCTGCTATCCAGCCCAAGCCGTTACTGTTCCAACCTTGCATTAACGCCTCTAAGTCTTTGTCGCGAACACAAACAATGGTATTGTTGTCGCCGATTTCACGAACATAAGAGCGATATATTTCGCCTACGGGAATTTCCGTTTTAGCGGCGAGCTTGTGAGCCAACACCCAAAAATAAGCGTTAGCGTCAAGCGTGCGCCGCTTCTTGAATTTACAAAGCCTGCAAGTCAATTCTTGATTTTGCAATTCTTCGGTTTCGGTTATGTTCTGTGAGCTTTCAAGCGTTATCATCATTTTGCCCGTCAGCATATTGCGGGCAATATCCTTGATTTGGCATTGAAATTCCATTACATCGCCGCCAATCCGTTATAACAAGCCTCGTAATCAACATCGCTTAATTCCGCAAGTGATGTTACCTTGTATTTATGGCAAAGCTTCTCAATCGCAACGCCCTTGCTTTCCGCAAGCTGAGTTAAACGCTCAACATCTTTTTTTAATTGCCCTTTAGGTGCGGATTGTGCCCTTGCATATCCAAATTTAAAGCAATCTTTTTTTGTCTTTTCATCGTATATGCAAAGCTGAGTTATTACGCCGTTTTCGTAGGCGATATGCTTAACAATGAAGTGGTCGTTACAAGTGGGTTTGCCGTTATGGTCTGTGGTTATGTTGCAATCGTCGCTTTTAACCCATATGAATGGTGAAGAATAGAGCGCTAATCCAATCGACCATGAGAAGCACGCACGCTTAAAGGAGTCGCTGCTCTCCGATTTCTCTTTTTCATAATTGCCCTCGGTGCCACAATCATCTTTCCATATCCATTCATCACCGCACTTAATGCCAACGGAACAAAAAAGGTTGCCTTTGCACTCATAATGCTTGCGCTGCCAATTTTGCTTTCCGACTGTCTCGTTTAATATTTTCATATCGCACCGCGCGTCTTTATACAGAAGCAACGATACGCCGTTCGGCTTAGCCACAGCGACACGCACTTGTATTTCGTCCGCCCTTAATTCGCGGAATGTTAAATCTTTATTCTCGCTCATCTTTTTCCTTTCTTGCTTTATTCACAAACAAAGCTATTTCCATATTAGGAATGCCTGTTGTGTTATCATCGCCGTATTTGGCGATATATTCATCAATGTATTTATCCATATATCTGTTCCCGGAACTCGTCATTCAAGCAGTCAATGCAATAATCGTCGCCGTCAACACGGTAATAATAATCGTCACATTCACCACCGCATATGTCGCATATGACGGTTTTATCGCATTCTCTGCTCGTTCTGCAATTGTCGCAGTCCCATGGAGAACAGCCTCGTGCATTACAACGCTTCAAAAGTCGCTCCCCCCATTCAAGTATTCAAGCATTTTTTCCTCTTCGTCCTTTTCTTTGCGCTTGTATCGCTCATTAAATTCTTTTGTTGCGAACATATCAACGCTTGCCACCATGGCATAGCAGTAAATCATCGGATTTCCGTTTGCATCAAGTTTTGTTGTTGAACATATATGCGCATCGCAGGCGATTTCCTGCCCAACATTGAAGTGCTCCTTTATAAACTCACCGACCGCGTAATATGCTTTGCAACAGATGAAGTCTGCTTTTTTTCGTTGTTCGGGTACTTTCGACCAACGGCGCGGCACGGCAACCGAAAACCTTACGCAGCCTATCTGCGGGTTTTCGTATTCAACATCGGTTGCAAGCCGACCGACAAAGCTAAATGAGTTCATTTTATCCCTTTCATTGCGTATTCGTAGAACGCAGGCGCGAACACAAGCTTTGACTTGCCTAATTCGCAAGCGGGGAAATCATCCCGCTTAAATAAATTCTGCACGGTTAGCTCGCTCCACCCTGTCAATTCCATAACATCTTTAATTGTTAAGAAGCGAAAGAGCGTTTTTATCCTTTCGCCACTCTCCTCAATTTTTTGAAATGTGTTTAAAAGTTCAGCTGCCATTTTCAATTCCTCGGCTGCATTTGTTTCAATTCTCATTTTCTTTTTCCTTTCCGTTCACAACAAGCAAAAGTTCGCGGTTTTGGCGGGATAATTCCGCAGAATATGATTTGTAAAACTCTGCTTCGCTTTCCACATTATGCATATCGCTTATATATTGACTTATGATTTTGCAAGAACTTTGGCAAGCGTAATCTTCCTGCTTTTCCTTTGCTTTGTGCTTTTCGTCTGCGAGCGCAAGCGAAATTAAAAACACACCCGTAAAAATCGCGCCGATTACCACGCCTGCGCAAAATGCCGAAATCTCAATTTTTGCCATTCGTCATAATCTCCTTTAGAATCAAATCGTTATATACTTCGTTCATCGCTTGCATATCGGCGGTTGCTTGTTCCCTCATTTGTTCCTTTTCTGCTTTTCGTAGAAAATTACAAATAAGCTTGCTTATAAGCGTAGCCGGTACGGCTAAAAACGCGATTAAACCGATAAAAAATAGCCCTGTCAACATTATTTATCTCCTCATCTGTCCGAGCAATAAAGCCCACATACTGAATATTGTTACGCAAATTATTGTTGTAACTGATATTGCTGTGTTCATTCTTCTACCTCCGTAAATTCGCCGTTTACAAGTTTGTAAAATACATTTTCTTTTATTTTCTTTCCGTCTACATATTCCGTTTTAACGCAAATGTGGGTATAATTGAACCGCCATCAGCCATCACACCGATTGTTTCAAATTTCTTCCTTGGCAGTAGAACCACATTCGGTGCAGATTACAACATCAGAATCTTCATCAAGTTCTGCTTTTCCACCGCAAAAAGGACAATCCTTGAAACTCTTTTCAGGGGTCAGGTCAATGTGTTTCTTCGCAAGACTGATTGCACCTTCGGCAATGCACACATATTCTTCATCCCACGAATCGTGAATTGCTTTTCTAAATTCCTCAATTTCGTAAGTTTTAAATTCAAAAGAAATTTTAAGTTCACGATTCTTTGTTCTAAACACCGTCAAAGAATTTGCATACTGTCCGATTGGTGTTACACAGAAAATGTGTTTGGTTGAAAAGATGGAAGCATCGCCCCAAACCTTGGCATTGCCCCAAACCTTGGCATTGCCGTAAACCTCGGCATCGCCGTAAACCTTGGCATTGCCCCAAACCTCGGCATCTCCGAAAACCTTGGCGTTGTCGAAAACCTTGGCGTTGTCGAAAACCCAAGCCTTTCCATCGTGTGACAGGTTCCGTTCCTTTTCAACATATCCACCAAGTTCACCTGCTTTTACTTCATAACCGGAAGCCGTTGTAAAATCTATGCAAGCCTTAATTCTGTAAAGGGTTCTCCCGAACCAATTTATTTTGCTTTCAGCAGTAAGTTCAAATTTTTTCATCATTTTTAATTTCCTTTCTTAACATATTGTTTCTATAAGCAGCGTTATTTGTGATACGCCTAAAAGTTTACCACGCTATACTTTTGGGGTAAAAAAATATTCCACAGTCTCATCGGAATCAAGCTTTAAAAGTTTAGCAGTACGGTATATTTCAGGTTGAGTGAAGGGCACTCTGTTGTTAAGCTTTAACGATAAACTTCTATTCGATATGCCCAAAGCAGTCGCAAAATCGTTCTGTCTTTGATATACTGTTCTTATTGAACCTCTGAGTTTGCTATAATCAAAGCCCATTTTTACACCTCCTTAAAATAAAAAAGTTTAATGCTCTGTACTTGTATAATAGCACTTTTCATATTGTGTGTCAATACAATTGTTCAACAAAAATAACTTTTCTTGCTACTTGCTATTGAAGTTTTTTGCATTTCGTGATAGTATAAGGTTATAATATTAAGGAGGAAGTTATGAAAGTATCAAATTCATCAATGAGACTAAAGGAAATAATGGAAAAGCGTGGCTTAAAACAAGTTGATATTGTAAACTTGTGCCAACCCTATTGTAAAAAGAACAACATAAAATTATCAAAAAGTATGTTGAGCCAATATGTAAATGGAGTGGCAGAGCCAAACCAATATAAATTATACATTCTTGCAAGTGCTTTGAATGTAAATGAAGCGTGGCTTATGGGCTTTGATGTACCGCCATCACGGGGCAAAATTGTGAACGATTTAAACTCGGAAATTCTCGCACTGTTAGAGGCAATGCCAGAGCAGAAAAGAGAAAACGCAATTGAATATTTAAAATTTTTATCAAATCAAAACGATAAATAACCCTTAAATGAATACTTGAATTAACAAGCACCATCGTGGAGAACAAAAAAACAGCCGACCCGTCGGAATAGGTCAGCTGCTGCGTATGGGCTATTTAATTTAGCCTATATTAACATTTTGCATTTATAAAGTCAACAGTTAATTCAAGGAGATTTTTAGTATGGGCAAAAAAAGAGGAAACGGCGAGGGCAGTATTTATTATTCTGCCTCTCGCAAAACTTATGTAGGGCAAATCATTCTTTGCGGCAAGCGCAGAAGCGTTTACGGCAAAACAAAGAAAGAGGTTGCCTCAAAGCTGAAAGAGCTTGAAACGGAAGCGCAGGGCGGTTATTTGGTCGAGAAAACCGATTACACCGTTGCCGAGCTTATCCGTGAGCTGATAGAGGATGATTACGCAATGGGAGTTACAGGCAACAACTCTTATCTGCGGAAGCTCGAAACGCTCAAACGAATTGAAACAAAGAGCATAGGCAAAACTAAAATCGAAAAAGCCACGGAAAAGGGCATAAAAGATTTTTTAATTGCCGAAAGTCGCATTTGCTCAACTTCCACCCTGCGCAAAACATATGCGTTATTAAAGCGTTGCTTCAAAGAAGCTGAAAAAAGGAAATACATTGTAAATTCACCCTTGACGATGAATTGCCCGAAATCAAGGCTACCAACGGTCAAGGTGCGCGCTCTCACATTGCAAGAGCAAAAAAGGTTGTTAAGTTATCTACACAATAACAAAACAAAATACGGCGCACAAATGGAAATAATGATGTTGACGGGTATGCGAATGGGCGAAATAAACGCCCTGAAGCTTTCGGATATTGACCTTGACGGCAAGCGGCTTTTTGTTAATCGAACGGTCACAGTTGACGAAAACAATCGCCCTGTGTTGGGAGAAACCACAAAAACATATGCAGGTATACGGGAAATATGCTTAACTCCTGCCGTTCTCACGATTGTGAAAAAAAGCATATTGGAACAAGCTCCAAACCCTCAAAACCTATTGTTCTGTGACAAAGAACAAAGACCTTTTTCAACTTCACAAGTCAACAGTGCATTTATGCGGATTGTTCAAACACGAACGATTATTGATACGAATGTTCCGGGAAAAGTGTCTTTACACTCATTGCGGCACACATACGCAACACGATGTATTGAAAGCGGAATGCCGCCTGAAGTGCTTCAAAAAATATTAGGTCACACCGATGTTTCAATCACGATTAACACCTATTGTGATGTTTTTGATGACTTTAAGCAACAGCATATTGATACAGCAACCGCATACTTTGAGCGTGTAGGCATTATGTAAAATTTTTACAATTGCATTCAAATTGCATTCAATCACACTTCTAAGGTGCAAAAAACCGCATAGTTATGCGAAATTTAAAGTTTTGTATCCTGTCACCTCGACCATATCGAGTGTTCATAAGGAATTTAACTTTATGAACACTTTTTTGTTTATCCTTTTTGGTTGTGCACTTAACATAACCGAAATTTTGTTTACCGGCGGCTTTTCCCCTGAGATAAGCGCACACACGAAAACTCCGAAAAATGAAATTATAGATTAAGATAACAACATTCATATCACATTAACCGAATATACGCACAAAAAACACCGCCGCGGAGTGCCGCGGCGGTATTTTATCATCATTTATTCTGTTTTCAATTTAAGCCGTTAGTATTCCTCATTTAAAAGGTTATCAATCAAAAACAAGCAAGAGCGTATCAGGCCGATTTGTATTCAAGGCGGAGCTTATCTGCCACCATGGCTATAAATTCCGAATTCGTTGGCTTACCGCGACTGCTTTGCACGGTGCAGCCGAAATATTCCGAAAGAAATTTTTGATTGCCGCGCTGCCAAGCCGTTTCGATCGCATGGCGAATTGCCCTTTCAACGCGTGACGGTGTGCTGGAATACATTTTTGCAACAGCCGGATAAAGCAGCTTTGTAACAGCGCCTATCATTTGCGGATCTTCGGCGCACATTGCAATGGCGGTGCGCAAATAGCGATAGCCTTTAATATGCGCGGGCACACCGATTTTGCACAGCGTTTCGGAAATAACAAGCTCTGCACTTTGAGAATTGACCGCAGGCTGAACCCTTGACTTTTTCCACATCAAAAGGCGCATTATTCTTTTTGCAACGGAATTTGGATCCGCAGGGCACACAAGGCAATAATCCGCACCCGCACTCATTGCCTGCTGCTGCAATTTATAATCATCCGAATTAAGCAAAATAAGGGCAATCGGTTTTTCTTCAAACTGCGAAATATGCTCAAGCACATCGCTGCCGTCTGCACCCTGCATAAAGAGCTCCGCCACCACGGCATCGTAATATGCGCCGGAGAGCGCGGAAATTATCGAATTACCGTTTTTTTCGCAAAGAGTTACCAAGCAACCCGAATTTTGCAATGCGCGTGCGCAATCCTGAGCAAACAAGCTTGTTTCGCCTATCAATATTTTTGATTTTCTTTCCAT